TGCTTTTGGCACTGGAACCGGTGGTACGGGAACGTACACGCTCAACCAAGCAATCAACATTGCTAATACGACCGCACTAACGCTTCACGGCAATATTGCATTTGATGATCCGTCCCAGATGGATCTGGGTATTGGTCCTTTGGGCCGTATCTATGTTTGGGACGTAATTCCCCAAACATTGGTTGCAAACAATATTGCTGCAGCACAGACCACGTCTGCCGCAATTACACTGACTGCCGGCACCTCGGTGAAGTCAGTTGTTCGAAATGACGGCACGACTGTGTTGCAACTTGATCTTCCACGCGCGGTTAGCATTGTGTCCGGTACTGGCACGTTGACCAACCGGAACGTAACGATATCTGGTTATGACTACTACGGTCAGGCCATGAGCGAAGTTATTGCAACCGGCACGGTTCAGTCAACTACGGTTAAGGGTAAAAAAGCCTTTTTCCAAATTTCGTCTGCAACCATTTCTGGTGCTTTGGGCGCAACAATTGCAATTGGGACGACTGACATCCTCGGGATCCCGGTTCGGGTGTTTAACGTGGCTTACATTGCTAGTGTCAAGTCCAACAACACGTTGGCTCAAGATGCTGGTACGTTTGTTGCGGCTGACACTGCAACAGCCACAACCACTACTGGTGATGTTCGCGGCACCTACGTTCCCGCAACAGCGTCGGACGGCATTGTCCGGACGGTGATGGGAATTCTGTTGCCCGGTATTGCTGTAGGCCCCAATGCAACCCGCACTGGCGCTCTCGGCGTCACGCAAGCCTAAAGGAGGCTAAGATGGGTCAATTCAAACCAATGGTCAAGATGGAGACCACTGAGCCTACGGTTGAACTGAAGCTCAAGAAGGGTGGGAAGGTAGAGAAGAAGATGCAAACCGGCGGGTTGGGCGGAATGCCTGCTCCGGGTGCTGCGATGACATCGGTTGGTGCTCGCGGCGGCATGGCTCCATCTACTTCGCCTATGCCACCGTCTCTAGCGGCTCGTCGTCGCGCGATGAGGGGTATGCCAGCGGCTCCTGCCATGGCCGGCCCTGTGGGTTCCGCAGCCCGCGCTATGGGCATGAAGGAAGGCGGCAAGTCTGATATGGCTCAAGACAAAGCCATGATCAAAAAAGCGTTTAAACAGCACGATATGCAAGAGCACAAGGGCGGCAAGGGAACGGACCTGAAATTGAAGAAAGGTGGGAAGTACGCTTCTGGCGGCGCAATTCCCTCGGAGTCAATTTCGGGATCGCCTGCGACGACGATCGTTGACACGGCCAAGCCTGACAACGCGCCTGCTACTGGCAAGGGCGTGAGCATGGGCAACGCTGGTGGCTTCAAGAAGGGCGGGGCAATGAAGAAGTACGCCAAGGGCGGTTCTATCGTCTCCGAGACCACTTCTGGGTCGTTTTCCGACACTCAAATGCACTCTGCGAAGCCTGATAACTCACCTGCCAAAAACGGGGAAGTGAAGAAAGGTAATGCGGGTGGGTTTGCTACCGGCGGCGTGATGAAAGCCAACAGCGGTGGATACCGCAAGGGCGGTGCCGCAAAAAAGTTTGCTGAGGGCGGCCGCGTACAAAACGACGGCGGTCCGGAGCAGATGCCACAGGGGCGTAAGCCAATGCCGCAGCCGGTTGCAATCAATATGCTTTCCGGCACCTACAAGAAGGGCGGCTCTGTGAGCAAGCTACAGTCAATCAACAAGGCTGAGTTTGATCCCAGCATGAAAGCAGCGAAGAAGGACAGTAATGAGAAGTACGGTCCGGCTCGTGACTTCATGAAGAAGGCCGGCGGCGCGTGTTAAGGACGGGGGCTTCGGCCCCTGTCTTCATTGGAGATTAGAATGGCTGATTCAGTAACAAGTCAGACGCTTCTTGATGGCGAACGACTTGCAATCATGAAGTTTACAAACATCAGTGATGGCACTGGTGAAACCGCGGTAACAAAAGTCAACGTATCAACTTTGACAGCAAGCAATTCTGGCAAGGCTTGCACCGGAGTGACGGTTACTAAAATTACGTCTGTGTGTCACGGCATGGAAGTCCGAATGTATTGGGACGCTTCGACGGACGTTCCATTTTTTCTGTCCACGGTAAACACCAACTACGAAAACGATTTTTCAAATTTTGGCGGTATTACAAATAACTCTGGAACCGGTAAAAACGGTAATATAGTATTTAGCACGTCGGACGCCAGTAGCGGTGACACATACACCGTTGTTCTTGAAATGGTTAAATCCTACGCATAATCATGCCAAGCAAATCACCAGCCCAGCACCGCCTGATGGAGGCGGTTGCTCACAGCCCTAAGTTTGCTAAGAAGGTTGGCATTCCAACGTCTGTCGGTAAAGAATTTGCGGCGGCTGATGAGGCAAAGATGAAGGGCGGTGGGTTGTACGCCAACATTGCTGCTAAACGTCAGCGGATAGCCGAAGGTTCTGGCGAGAGGATGCGCAAGCCCGGATCGCCGGGAGCTCCTACCGCGCAGGCATTCAAGGAATCTGCAAAGACCGCAAAGATGAAGGATGGCGGTCCTAGTTTAGCTATTGGCCGCGGCGAGAAATTGCCTGCGGATCGTGGCGCTGGACTTACGGAAAAGGGCAGAGCAAAGTACAATAGAGAGACCGGATCCAATCTCAAGGCACCGCAACCCCAAGGGGGTTCAAGGCGTGATTCGTTCTGCGCCCGGATGGGTCCGGTGGCCGAAAAGAGCGAGAAAGGCAGTCGGTCTCGGGCCTCAATGAAACGCTGGAACTGTCCGGGATGGTGAGATGGCATATTCAGGGACTGTTGGCACCACGGTAATCAATGTTCAGAAGCTGATTGACCACGGCGCGAGACGGGCAGGTAAGTTAGCTGAGGAGCTAACAGTAGAGCAAGTGCAGTCTGCACGGGAGTCTTTGTACTTCATGCTCTCGAACATCATCAACATGGGGATCAACTACTGGGCTATCCAGAAGAAGGTCTATGGGTTGACGGCCAACAAGTCTATTTATGACTTTCCTGTTGGTGCGAATGATGTTCTGAATGCGTTGTACCGGCGGATGAATCGTCCAACGCCTACTGATGGCGGTGGGTACGCGACGTCTGCCGGGGGTATTGTTGCTAATGCTTTTGACAGCAATACGTTGACGGCTTGTACTCAGAGCTCAGCAAACGGGAATATTTCCGTTGATTACGGCTCTGGAAACAACTACTACATCGGCTCTGTAGGCATTTTGCCTGCGGTGTCGGGGACGTTTACGGCCGTGATTGAGTATTCTTTAGACGGGATTACTTGGAGCACGCTTTACAACCCCGGCCAAGAGACGTGGGTTAACAATGAATGGCTTTGGTATGACATCGTTAACGGCCAAAATTGCCAATACTATCGTCTTCGGATGACGAATGGCGGGACGTTAAGCGTTCGGGAGTTGTTCTTTGGGAATAACTCAACAGAAATCACGATGGCTCGATTGAATCGAGACGACTACACCAATCTACCAAACAAAAATTTTACGGCAAATCAACCCTTTCAGTTTTGGATTAACAAAACTGTACCGGTTAGTCAGATTGAATTATGGCCAGTGCCTAGCGATCCGTTTGTTCAGATGACGATTTGGTTTTCCCGGCAGATTATGGATGTTGGGGCGCTGACAGATGAGCTAGAGATCCCGCAGCGTTGGTATTTGGCAATAGTCAATATGCTGGCTCACCAGATGGCGATGGAGTTGCCGGGGGTTGATTCAGGAAAAATTCAGTATCTTGAGGCGCAAGCAGAGAAGTATTTTGCTTTGGCTGAGGCTGAAGAGCGTGATAAGTCTCCGATTTCAATAGCTCCGAATATTTCGGTCTACACGCGGTAATGCCAATTTTCCTCGACACTCGTGGGAATTCTGATCTTGCAATAGCGGTCTGTGATCGCTGTAAGATGAAGAGATTTCATTCTGTGATGAGATCTGACCCGAATTTTCCGGGTTTGCAGGTTTGTGATCAGGATTGTGCTGATCAGTTTGATCCGTATCGGTTACCGGCTAGGAAGACGGAAAAGATTACAATACGGTTCCCGCGCCCTGATTTGAGTGTTGCTGTAGAAAACAACAATCTTACTACCGGCGGATATGGTAATTTTGTGTTGTCGCCAGAGCAGAACACGCAGAATCCTGAAAACAATGGCAATTTGGATAGCTTAATGCTGCAACCATAATGGCTAATGTAACAATCACTCACTTGCCTGCGGCTCTAACCCCACTTTCGGGTACGGAGCTA